CGCTATAGCGCCCGGCTGTTCCTATGGTTTCCATTGCTTGACCTCGTCGTTAACTATGGTTAACATGCGGCATGGCAAAGAAAAAAACGCTGCATTCCGACAGCAAATTGATCGACCAAATGGGCGGTACGAGCGTCGTGGCGCGAGAGTGCACGGGTTCGGCGACGCGCCCGATTTCCAAGGCGGCCGTATCGAAGTGGCGACGCACGGGGATACCGAGCGCGCGTTTGGATTATTTGCGGGTGAAGTTCCCGGCGGTGTTTGCGCCACAAAAGGCCGCAGCATGAAGCGCTGGCTATTCGATCTGGTGTATCGACGCGTTTTTGTTCCGATGTATTCGCGTCGTCGGGCTGAGCTTGATGCTATTCCGATTGATTGGTCGGAAGTATTCCCCTCTCGCGAAGCATGCCGCGAAGCTCGCGAGCATTCTTCGGCGACATCGATTCCATCGCCGCAAGCAAGTCGGCCAGATAGCGCGGCGCGTCCACGCTCGGCTGCTGAGTGATGGCGATGATGTTTGCTGCAAAAAACTGCAACAACATGCGGTCGGCTTCGGAGAGGTCGGATTTGTTCATGGGAGTTTCTGGTTTGAGTGAGTGGAATCTTCATTCTAGAAACTCCCGCCCCGTGATTTGGGGGTGTGCATGAAGCGCGCGCTCATTTCTCTGTTGGCACGCGTGCTACGGCCCGTGGTGGCTGAGGCGGTGCGGCTTGAGATCGAACGGCGCGATGCGGGGCTTCCGCCGGTGGATACGCGCAACACGGCGGTTGCGCTGATGCGCGAGCTGAACGCTATTGAGGCGCGTCGAGGTAGCCGGTGAGCATTAGAAATAAGTCGGAGTTGGCTGCGTGCGGGTCGATGGCTTCGAGCGCGGTCTGTAGGTCGCTGGCAAACGCGGCGCGGTTGATGTGCGGCTGTTTGACGAGTGCGACCAGTGCGGCAACAAGCACTGATTTTGTGGTGTCGTTTTCCATGAGCGGGGGCTCCGTATGAATCGTTGTGTGGAAGCTCGATTCTATGGATGCTCCTGCTCGCCATTTTTAGGTGAGGCCACGCTATGAGCGCCGGCGGGCATTCGATGGAAATTCGGATCGTGATGGTGAATGCCGACCAGTTGCGGCAAATACTGCGCGAGGAAGTTGTCGCGGCGTTGGCGAGCGAGCGCGCTGCGCTGGCGTTGACGCGTAGGCCGTCGCTGTGGCGGCGGTTTTGGTTGTGGTGGGGTGCGCCGGTATGAGCGCGCCTAAACCGTGTTTCTTGTCGCGGGTGGCCCGCCCCGTGCATACCTATCGCACACGTAGTCAAGGCGTTGAGATGTGCGTTAGCCCCGGTGTTCGTTGGCCGCTTGCGGGGTTTGGCCCCCACCCGCAAGACGCGAGCGCCATGCTCCTTATCAACGGTCGCACCCGGCGTCCGTACCAAGCGCCTGTCCGGGTTCCCTTTTTCGAGTTTCAGCGCGTTGTCCGTGCGCTTTACGGTGCGCTGATCTTCGCCCTTGCGCAAGCCCTGCGCGGGGCGTTTTCTATTGTCGGTGGAGTGGTGTGGGGTGCGGCGTTTGTGTTGCATGCCGCCACTCTATTTTTTTGGCCATTTTTTGTATGTCGTTGTGTGTCTGTGATTCGTGGACACGTAAGGACAGACAGTTCTGAGGGGGCGCGATGAACGCGACACAACCGCTGTTTTTTGAAGATTTGAATGATGTGCTTCGCCATACGGTGCAGGTGTCGGGCGGGGTTAAGGAGGTTGCGTCGCGCTTGCGCGGCGATAAGTCGGTCGATGCGGCGGCGACGTGGTTGCGCGCGTGTTTGAGCCACAACGAGCGCGAGCGTTTTAGCCCCGAGCAAGTCGAGGCGTTGGTGCGCATCGGACGCGAGGCCGGGTGTCATGCGTACATGCATTACATGGCGTCGACGCTGGGGTATTCGGTGCCGACGCCGTTGTCTCCGGAAGATGTGAAGGCGCGCGCGTCGGCGGAAGTGATGAAGGCGCTGACCGAAATCGCGGCGATCACGACGCGGCTGCAGCGCCAGGGCATTCGCCTCGAAGACCTCGCGCAAGGGGTCGCGCCGTGATCGGCGTCGCGGGCATGTCGGCGTATTCGTACGTCGCGCCGCCGGTGCGGTCGCGTGCGCTGCGGCTCGGGCGGTTTCGCGGGTTGTGTGAGTTGTTAGAGGCGCGGACGTATTGCCTCGATGCGCCAGGCGAGATGCCGGCGGGCAGCGTGCGGGAGAGCGGGATGTTTCTCGGCACGCACCATTTTGTTTTTCAGTCAACTTTTTTTAGGGAGTAGTGGGCTATGCGTAAGGCTTGGGTTTATCCGTGTGTGGCGTACGTGTCGAGCGGCGCGGGTGCGACGGATTGCAATTTTTTGACGGCGGCGGCGCAGCAACAGTTGATTGTGGCGATTCGCATGGGTGCGGCGTTGGGTTGGCTCGGGCGCGTGGGTCAAGCGCGTAGCGTGCGCTGATGGGGCGTCGCGATGTAGGCGACGACTTGGCGTCGCTCTCCCGTGACCTAAGCGCGGCCAAGTCCGCGCCTACAAGTGCGGGTGCCGCGGCCACGCGCACAAGCTCCGACTGTAGGCGACGACTTGGCGTCGCTTCGTTGACGTCAAAGATACGGGTCACAAGCGCGGCCAAGTCCGCGCCTACAACCTTGGGTATGCCGCCCAGCTTGTTGGGTGGGCAGAAGCACGCGAAGGCTGGGCGACTGTTGGCTATGCGTGCCGATCGCTTGTTGTCGTTGACGATTGGGACGGCGCACCATGACCCGGACACGGGGCGGTTGCCGGCGATCGCGGGTGAGCTGCGGATGATTCGCGCGGCGATGCACCTTGCGTGCGCGGAGGCGGCCGGCGTCGGCGCGGAAGCCGATCAGTCGACAGCGCAGAAGTTTTTGAAGCAGGTCGCGCCGCAGCTCCTTACGGATCTGGCGGGGATTGTTTCGCATCCTGATTTTGTGAGGGGTTGAGCATGATTGAGCGAGGTTTTGCGACACGGCAGTGGATATGGGGCGCGGCGTTGTCGGTGGTGATCGAGCAAGTGACGACCGGCAAGGGCGAAGAGCGCCACGGGGGCGTTAAGTCGTTCATGGCGCAGCCGTGGGTTGCGTTGGCGAAGAAGCACGGCGTTGGGTTTTTGACCGGGCAGGCCGAGAAGAAGTGGATCGAGGCTGAGACGTCGATGATCGCGACCGATGACGCGCGATATGTGCGCGAGGTGGCGGGGGCGATTGCTTATTCGTTGATGGCGTTGTTGTGGTTGACGATGCCGAGCGGGACGTTTGCGAAGCCGAACAGTCAATTTACGTCGCCGGCGACGTTGTTGCGCGGGGCGTGGCCGTTGGTGCAGCCGCCAACAACCCCGAAAACGTTGCTGTGGCCGTCGCCCGACACGATGCGAAATCATGAGTTAGTCGTGAGTATTCAAAACACGGTGCTGCACATGGCTCAAAAGCTGTGCGCGCGCCTCGTGAAAATGGGCGTTGTGCCGCCGGTGCCGGAGTTTTACAAATGAGCGCCGCGACCGCTGAGACGGTGGAATACGCGCTTAAACCGGGTACGCACGCGCATCGGTTGGCGCGGTACATGGACGGGCGGTGGGTGAGCGCGCTGCGGGCGGCGATCGAGCTGCATATCGTGGAGATTCACCCGCGGTTGCCTGAAATCGAGCGCGCCGGCGGGCAGTACCGCAAACGCGAATTCGGGATCGGGGCGGATAAGTGGGCGGAGTACACGTTGATTCGTGCGCCGCGCGTTGTGGGCAAGTCGGAAGAGCTTCGTCTAGCGTATCGGCCCAACGTGCCAGGCGACAACGACGACAGCGGTTTTATTCCACCACCACGGGTAGACGCAGCATGATTCCGATGTCACGCGAGGCGCATGCGTGCCATGTGCAGATTTTGGCGGCGATGGCGGCGCTCGGGGATGGGGAGCGACTTCGTACTCGTGCGGTGTTCGCGATGTTTCCCGGTGTGAAGCGTTCGCTGATCGAGGCGCGTTTGACGAGTCTTGAAAAGTTGGGGTGCATCGTGCGCGACGGCGGGGTGAGTATTGAACACGGTGGGCGGGGCTTTGTGCTCGGTCCGAAGTCGTTGCCGGCGTTTGATGATTCAGCAGCGCGATCGGCGTATGAGACGGCGCGCTCGGCTTACTTGTGGCTGGCGACGGCTTCCGATGGGTTGCAGGCTTCGCAGTTGTTGGTGCTGTCCGGTGAGTCGGTTAAGTTGGTGGTGATGGCGAGTCGGCTCGGGGCGTGGGAGCGCGCGGGCAAGGTGTCGTGCGACCGTACGGTGTACCCGCACGTGTGGCGTGCGCTGCGGCCCGCGTTGCGGGATTTTGACGCGATGTGTGCGGCGGAGATGGCGAGGCGATCTAGTCAGCCGCGACCATTGGTCACGCGACGCATGCGTCGCGTTCGGCCTTGGTTGGTGGGGTTGATGCCGGTGGGTTCGACTTCGTTGGGCGGTGCTCGATGAATCATTACCCGCACCACATAGGCGACTTCAACAGTGCAACACGACATCTAACGCGTGTTGAGCGGTCGTTGTACCGCGATCTGATTGATTTGTATTACGACACGGAAAAGCCGCTTATGGCCGACTTCGGGAAGCTGGCGCGGCGCATTGTGTGCGACGAATCGGACGTTCCGGCGCTGCGCGAAGTGCTCAATGAGTTCTTTGTTCTCGAAGATGACGGGTATCACAACGAGCGTTGCGATGCGGAGATTGCTAAGTACCACGGGCTTCTTGAGAGGGCTTCGCGTGCAGGCAAGGCGTCGGCTCAACAACGCGCCAACGGAAAAGCAACACCCGTTGAACGTCCGTTGGATTCCGGTACAACCAACCAAGAACCAAGAACCAAGAACCATATATCTCCAAAGACTACGTCTTTGAAGATAGTTCACGCTGAGCGTCCGCCCGATATTCCCGAGCGGCTTTGGGGTGACTACCTCTCGATTCGCAAGGCGAAGAACGCGCCGCTGTCGGTCACGGCGTTGTCGGGTGTTCGGCGCGAGGCGGTGAAGGCGGGAATTTCCTTGCAGGCGGCGTTGACCGAGTGTTGTGAACGGGGTTGGTCGGGGTTTCGGGCGGATTGGTACGCCCGAGAGCACCCACGACCGGGCGCGGGGCGCGTAGCGGCGAAATTTGACCCGGTTGCATTCGTAAATTCAGGAGCCAACAGTGAACATTCCAGCGGAGAAAAAGCAGTCGACGGCGAGCGTGTGGATTGACCCGCGCGGGGGTGGTTTGTCGCTGATCGATGCGCTGTTCAATCGGTTCGATGGGATGTACCCGAATCGTTGGCGGGCGGCGTTTGCAAACGCTCAGGCGATCGCTAATTGGCGCGAGGCGTGGGTCGGTGCGTTCGTTGACGAGGCGTTGTCGCCGGACGATGTTGCGCGCGGCGTTCGTGCTTGCCGGCGGGCCTACGATTGGCCGCCGTCGTTGACGGAATTTCTCAAGATGTGCCGCGTATCGGTTGACCCTGAATCGGCGTACGTTGAGGCGGTTCGACAGATGGCGGCGCGCGAGGTTGGGGGTGATGTTTGGTCGCATCCGGCGATATTTTGGGCGGCGGTTGAGTTCGGGACTTGGGATCTGCGAAACGCGTCGGCGTATGACCGCGTGCGGGCTCGTTGGTCGCGCATCTTGGCGCAGAAGTTGATGGGGTCATGTCCACCCGTGCCGGTTGCAGCGCTCGCATTGCCAGCGCCGGGCGAAACGACGCCGGACGCCGAGCAGGTGTTGAAGATTTTGGCGGGTGCGCGGTCAATTCTTAAAAATCAGCCGCGGGTGAATGCATGAGTGAGGGCTATTTCGCCGGCGTAAGCGCGCACGCGGCGCAGATGATCAACAACTGGCGGCGGTGGTGCCACACGGGTGCGACGGTGGTGCCGGTGGATTTCACGCGCGAGGTGGATCGCTTCGATGCGCGCGAGCCGGTGGTGGTGCCGTGGGCGTTGGCGGTCGAGGCGATCTATCGCAAAGATTTGGCGACGAATGCGCAGCGCGCAAACGTGATCAACCATGAGGTTTTCGGTGGCCAGAAACACACGCACCGCAAAGCGGGGGTGACGAAGCGCGCGGTGGCGAAAATCATGCTGTCGTTCGGGGCGGAAATCGACGCGCTGGATATGGAGTCGGTTCAGCCAGTGAAGATTCCCCAGGCGAAGCCGATGCGCACGTTTGACGAGTATCGTATGCCGGTGCCCGGCGTGAAGGCGGCGCGGTTGAAGGCGTTTCTTGAGGCCAAAGATAAGGGGGCGCTATGAGCTTGGGGAGCTATCTGCAAACGGCGGTGAAGGTTGCAGATTTGGCGGCGTCGAGCGAGGTGTTCGCGGTCAAGGGCGGCGGGCAGATCATTAGCTATTTTGCGACGTTTACGGATGCGTGGTTGACGGTGGGTGAGGTTCAGCGAGCGGTGCGACTAATGGGTGTGGTTGTTCATCGCGACACGATTCGTGAAGCGCTCGACCGTTTGTCAGGGATGGGTTTTTTAGAAAAGATGATGTCGGAAAAGGGTGGCAATTCGCCGGCACGATACCGACGAAAGCTGAGCGACGCGGCGCGCGATCTTCAACGCAAGCGCGCGAGCATGCCGGCGTTGCGATCGGCGGCGCTTCGGGAAAAACAAGCGCGGCGCGTGGCGTAAATTTTCGCGGGAATATTTTTTTGCCCTCGCGCGAGGGTTGCTCTGTAGGCGACGACTTGGCGTCGCCCACGTCAGCGCGTGGCGGTGGTGCGCTCGCCGTGAGGCTTGCGCCCAGGGCTTCGCCGTGTCGGCGTCCAGTCCTTCGGGACGACCCAAAACGACGGCGCGAAGAAATGCGCGTCGGGCACTTCACCGCGGGTGCACATTAGCCGCAGCGTGACAGCCGCAAAGCCGGTGCGTTTTGCGGCGCTTGTGAGCGTTTCGTACTCGTCGAGGGTCATTGTGTGTCAGTCTGCCAAGTCGCGCACGGCCTGAGCGGTTTTGGCTTGAGCGCATGCGGTTACGGCGCGTTGTGCTCGCTCGGTGTCGGGCGCGGGGTCGTCAATCCACAAAATGAACAGGTCGCCGCCGCCGATGTGCTCGGGCATGGCTACGAGGGTTGCGCCCGCTTCGATGAGCTCTTCGCGCGTGTTGCTGTCGAGTGGGTCGGTGTCGGGGTATATGGCATAAAAACGCGCGTGTTGCGAAAATAAATAGTGATGAAAAACAATGCATTGCATTCAAAGTGCCGAAAGTGGTGCTTGTGAAGTGCAGATTGATGTGCAGAATTCGCTCCGGGCAACTGCGCCCACGTTAACCAGGGCGCGCAAAGGTCGCAACGCATGAGCTTCAATCATTCGTTTAGAGTGCCCGCATTGGATGCAATGATTGAAGCGATGGGTAGCCAAGGGCAATTTGCCGTTGTGCGCGCGTTGACCGCAACCGCGAAAGACATCGAGCAAGCTGAAACAAAAGCCCTACCCGAAGCGCTAGACCGCCCTACGCCATTCACCCTAAAAGCATTCGGCATTGAGCCCGCAACGAAAGCCAAACCCCAGGCGCGCGTTTTCATGCGCCCCATTCAGTCGCGCTATCTTCAATGGCAGATTGACGGGGGTCAGCGTGCCTATAAGGGCTTTGAGCTACGGATCAGAGAGCGCACATATAACGCGTTCCAAGTCCCCAGCACTGCAGCGCAGTTAGACCAATTCGGCAACATAAGCCGTTCAGACATCATCGCCATTCAGCGCGAGCTGAACAGTGCAAAGTCAAGCAAGCGCTATTTTGTAGGACAGCCAAACGGTC